CCATAAAATTGTTGTGATAATTTATCAAGTCTACTCACACCCATTTTGTAAACATAAGAAATGTCCGTTCCTTTTGTAGGCAAAGTTACAAATGGAACTACGGTTTGTTCACCATTTATTAAAAATTCTTGATATCTATTATAATAAGTTTGCATTAATTGAATTTCTTTTTCAAGTTAAATGGATTATAAGCTTCTGTATCATTCTTTGCCGCGAATAAATCACGTAGAGGTTGTTCAAGGGTTGAATTAGGTAATGTTTGTTGAAAAGTGGCTGTAATATTATCAGTATCAATTTCTGGCGTGTAAATAACAAATGGTTTTCCCAATTCTTCTTTATATTTTGTTAATAGATTTTTTCCAGCGGTATTACAACCATCATAAATAGTTTTCAAAAAATTTGTATAATATTGAGTTACTGTTTGTTTAGTAAATGAATCTAGACCCGCAGTTAGATCTGTAATAAATTGTCTAGCATCAATATTATTACTTAATACTTTTGACATAAGGAAATATTCTGTTTTTTGTTCTGGTGATACTAAAGCTGAAAACCCTGTTAAACCATCTGTATTAAAATCCCCTGATGATGGGTATACGTATCTATCGTCCGAATACAAACCATATGGGCCTTGAGTATCAAGAAAATTGGACAAATTTAGTTGTATTGTTAATAAATGATTTGGTGGGTTTTGAGTTAATTCATAAACCTCGACTTGACTTGGATTTTTAACCACACCATCAGCACGATTATCATAAACAAAATTTAATTTATCAATAATAAAGACTAACTTTTGTTGTTCCAAAGTAAGTGGTTGCATAAACTCTGTCAACTTATTTTGAAAACTTTGCTCATATTCTTGTAAGAATCTTTTATAGTTGTCTTTGAATCCATTTTTTTGTGGTTGTGTAATTGATATTGTTTCCATTTCACCCGGTCCTACAATGTATGAAGTTCCTTGTGGTGTGTATGTTTTGAAAATACCTATCGATTCATCGTCAATATATTGTACTAATGATTTAAAAGCCCATCTTATATTATCACAATATAATGTAGGTTTTCCATAAATGTTTGTATCAACAGTATTAATTTTACCTATATTGTATGATCTATTTTTCCCAGGCGTTGGGTTTGGGTTTGAGTCATCATTAAATATTGTTCCTTTTTCTGACGATAACATCGGTATTAATCCATATCCATAAACATTTAAAACGTTTTGATAAAAACTCAAAGTTGTTGTAAAATATTTTTGTGTTTGTTGAATTAGTTCATCGTATATTTCTTTATAGTTTAATACTCCAGTAATTCCAGATATTGTCTGTCCTGTTTGTTCTAATTCACCAATTGTTTCACCAAATAAAACTTTTGGATTTTTGTCGGTGTTACTCACACCAACCAACGGTTGTAGGTTTTTTATTTTTTCAATAATTTGTTCGTCTAGCTTATTGAGTGAGGTGTCTGTTTCATCAGCTCTTTCATCATAAACTTCAGTATTTGCATAGTAATTAAACGATAACGCATTTTGTAAAGTGTCGATTGGTTCTTTCAATCCAGATCCACCTATAAAATTGAAATCCATACTAACAGTAACAATCATTGGTTGTAATCCAATACCCTCGGGATTCATATCAATAAGATTTTTTTCGTATTGTAGTGAAAGATTTGTCGGTATAATTTTTGTATTGTAAAAATCACCAACCCTAATAATCAATACTGGTGGTGTTCCAAAAGCCGTGTTTAACGACTCATTCATAATTTTTTCTCCATTTGGGCCTATCGTCGGTATAGTATCCCCAGGTCTCATACATTGTTGTAAAAATGTCAATCTAGCATTTAAACCCTCTGGTGTTGTTGAATGGAATGCTGGTGAAAAATATTTCAATTTATTTTTCAATGAATTGTAAAGAAAAAAATCAGTTTCTTTCAGTACCTCGAAATAATCACATTCAGAAAGTAAAAATCTCAATAGTTTCTTAGTTGCTCCTTTGTTTGATATCTTTTCTGTAAAAGTTGGTACTGGTTTTTCTTTTGGGGCCGAGGGTTGTTTTCCATCTCCTTGAAGCGTAATATCGGGTGCTATGTTTACAGGTGCTGATTGTGGTGGGTTTGATGTCACGTTTATCTTCTTGATTTTACTTACACGACAAGCCATAGCATTATATGAATATATTTTCGAATTACCACTTAAATTTACACCACAATTTACACCCTGTCCCATTCCATTATTTATATCTTTAGGTTGTGCTGATTTGTTCTCTTCACCTTCAGCAACATAAGTAATTGTTAGTTTAGATCCAATAAAATCTTTGAGTTGTTTACCTGATGCCGATGAAAACCCTTCAAAGAATTTACGTACAGAATCATTTCTTCTTTCGGATAAACTTTTATTATATGGTATAGTTCCAGGTGAAGAGGCACTAGAAACGATTTCCATTGTAATTTTAGCTGTGTCATCCTCTGTGAGAATTTTAATCATTTTTTCCGATAATTCTTTTATTTTTGTAAAATTTGATTCTATGTATGTCGGAAAAAAAGTGTTTACTGGGCCTTTTTGAGTTTGAACGGCTAGTCTTTCATAATTAGCTTTATTTGTTGGTGATACATATGCTGAATAGTATGTTTCGTAATTTGCTATTTCACCCGCTTTGGGTGGAACATCGTTGTCAAAATAAAATCCAAAATTTTGATATTCTTCAAGAGATGGTGTTGGTTGTGTTTGTGTGTTTTGTACTGATGTAGTTTGTGGGTCAGGTATTAGTGTTGTGAATGCTTCTTCGTAAACTTCATTTGTTATATTCGGTTCATTAAGAATTCTAGTAATCGATTGTAATTCATCCAAAGGAACTGTATTATAAATTGCCGCTAATTCATATAAATCATATTTTTTACAACCAGCAAGAAATGAGTTCAATATTTGATCAGATTCGGTATTTGTTTTATTTTCTAAAACTTTTTGAACAATCAAATTCATTATTGATGGATGGTCTACAACAATTTTCCATTTCAGATTTCCAGACCTTGATGTGTTTTTGTAAGTGTAAATTGGTTCTGGTCTTCCTAGAAAACTTGTGGGATTAAATTCTGGTCTTACGGATTCACTAAAGTCCAAATCATAAGGTGGAAACCACATTATTCTTCCACCATTTGGGCCTTGTTCACATTTTGGTAAACTTTCATATGTCAAATTTGGTCTTGATGATGTTCTCCAAGCTAAATTTTCAATAGAAAACATATATTTTTTAGCTTTACCGTTTGCGTATGTTGAAGTTCCTCCTTTTTCTGGTGCGATGTTCACATTGAATGTGTTATTCAATACGGAGTAATCCATTTTTCTAATGTTACCACCTGATTTTTGTAAATCAGTATAGGACAAATATGGTCTGTCTTTTGTAAAAACTCTACAATATTCAATAACTCTATTTTCTAAATCAGGTGTATATCTTAAAACTCTCGATCCTTTGGTTATTTGTTTGTAACCATCATTAAAAATTTTACTTGTCTGATTAATTGCATTTCCAACATGTTTGTACCTTGCACCACCTTTTGGTGTTGAGTCAACTAGTCTCTGTGTGTCGAATAAAATCGATCCAGGTTTGAAATCAAAACTTGAAGATTGGCTATCAGAAAAATCATTTGAAATCATTGGGAAATCTTCGTCTTCTCTTGATAGAGTTCCATTTGGCCCAACACCTTTACCCGCCTCAGGTATAAATTGTTCTTTTACCCAAGTAAACCCACCCATAATATTTCCTTGATCAATATAATTGTCTCCTCTAAATCCAAATTTAAACTTATCCGTAAGATCATTGCCTTCATAAGCTATACCTAAAACATCTGGGCCATATACTGGTGCTAATATTTGTTCACCAAATTCGTTGATAGGTACCTCGCCTGGGGGTGATTTCATATAACTTGGTTCGTTCATAGGGCTTCCCACGTAATACAAACCTTCACCAAGATCATCACCAAATCCACCAAAAATCGCTTGTCCAATTGCGGATAAAACACCAGTTCCACCTGTATTGTATTTTGGTCTAAACTTATTGAATACCAAACTGTTTGTAAGTTGTTCTCTTTGACCCTTACCTGTGTAATCAATGAGTAATTGAGACGGATTAGTTGGTCTTGTCCCAAATAAACCAAAAAGTGAGCCACGTCTACCATCATCCGCAGCAATTACGGCTGACTGTGTAGAATCAAAAGTTCTCGTTGGTAAAATGTCCCCAGGAATAGGAGATATCGGTAATGTGAAACCTGCTATTCTTTGTACTAAACTTTGAGCTCTTGACCCTAAATCACCACCTGCCGTAATCTTCCAATCACTAAAAGCGAGTGGTCTTTTTCCTGCAACTATAAGAGCTAAGTTAACAGGGTCTTTAGTACCATTTAAAATATTTAATCTACCAATTGTCTCTGTTTCTAAATTTCTATCTATTGTATCTTTAAAAAGTTGTTGTAAAGTCTGTGCCGCCAATTGAACCATTTGAGAGTCTTGAACTATTGACCCGTTAGAGCCATTTGGCACATCCGATAATAAAATACTGTATGGAGAGTATGTTGACGGTCTAAAACTAGGTGGATCCCAATATGATCCATTTTTTTGAACTCTTACAAAATCACCGACATCATAGTATTGATACCCATCTCTCGGTGAATATTCATTTTTTATTCGACTTTTTGTTTGAAATGTTTCAGAATATTTCTGAAGTTCATTTGTATAGGGGGGATATGGCCCGTATGGCCCTTCGTTTGGTTTGTTTTGTAATGTTGTATTAATGTCTGATATGTCATAATTATATCCACCACTAGGGCCGAATTGATTTAAAACATTAAGATTTTTAGAAAAGGGTGAACGATCTATCAAAACATCAGGTGAATCAACTACATTCGCATAGTTTGGTTCATATTGTGTTTGTGATGGATATACTACGTTGTTGTTTTGTTTACGATATGGTCTTAAATTTCTACCTAATAGACTATTACGAAAACTTTCAGTAGCTGTAAATGTTAATTGACTCGGCATAACATTTATAAATACTTGTTGTGGTTTTTTTTAAGAACATAAACCATTCAAGTTTTTTATGATTGTGCATAATTTGGTACCGCATCGAATTGTGATTTTGGTTTCGAATCATTTATCTGACCTTTTACATATGATATAAATTCTGGGTTTTTAATAATTTGGTTTACAGTCATATCGTCAATTTTAATTTCATTTCCATTATAACTTAGTACTAAAGCAATTTGACCATTGACTTCATTCTTATTGTTAACATTTATATCTGTCGGTCTTGTTGCAACCTCGGGAGTTCTTCGTTCTATATTAGCAAGATAAGAAATAGTTGATAATACTGGATTATTTTGGTTTTGATTTATTGTATTTTGAGTACCTGAAAATAATTGAGTATTTCGTTGTTCTATATTATTTGAAGTTAAATAAGTACTCAGATTTTGTGAATTTTCTTTGTCTGGAAATGCTGACGCTAAATTTTGTTGATTTTGTACCCCACCTTTCATTGCGGCTAGGGTAGTAATTAGATTTTGTTGATTTTCTTTGTCTGTAACTGTTGATACAAAATTTATTAGATTTGATGATATTCCAGTTTGTTGACCAGTTTGTTGACCATTTTGTTGACTTGTTGGTTCAAATATTGGTAACGTATTTTTTAGATCTTCAATAGTTTGTTTTTGTTTTACTTTTTCAACTTCATCTTTTAATGGTTTTATAACATCAGTGTGCAAATCATTCATCAGACTATTAAATTTTTGTGCTCCTAATTCAAGATTGTTAACTATCGTATTATTTGAGGTTACGTAACTTTTAAATTGTTTATCAAAATCAAATTTCTCCATTTTTCCAAGTAAGTTATTGAATAATGTTTCTTGTTGTGTGAAAATCTTTTTTATTTCATTGCCTGCTTGATTTGCAGAAAGAGTTCCTATTCGCGATAGAAGATTAACGACCTGTGAAAGTACCAAGTCTGTATTTTCAATACCACCTCGTATTGCTTTAGGGTTTGTGATTATTTTTACCGCATCTGAGTTTGCACTCACCGCAGCGTCTAAGGCTTGTGCGAATTGGTCTGGAAATTTTCCACCTAATTCTAATGATCTAACCCCCATTAATCCAGAAGAGAATAAGGCAACTAGTTTTTGTTGCGCGGTAAGTTGTTCACGAGCTATGTCTTCCAAAGTTTTCGGTTCTCTTTTTAAGGCTTCTAAATCTTTCGAATTTAATTCACTGACCATTTTCGTTTGACCCTCAACTTTGACTTGATATTTTCCAGTTGTTTTGTCCATAGTTGCCAAACTACTAATGAGTAGCCTATCTTCTTCTGTTATGTTTTGCAATCTTATTTCACCACCCATTTTTTGAAGTTTGGCTTGACCCATTATTATATTGTTAATGGATTCTTGGCTTACACCCAAGGCCATTGAAATTTCTCTTAAATCTCTTTTTGCATTTGGAAATATTTTAAACTCTTTGGATTGTTCGTCAAAATAAGCGAATTTATCGGTCATTTTAGTAACTGAGTTTAGTAGTCCTTCCATATCTTCTTGAGCCATGTACATTAGTTTAAATGGATCCGCCAAATCTCCGACCGCGGCACCCATTCTTTGTAATGCAGCAACAGTTTCTATAGCACCTTCTGGTGTATAAACTTTTTCCGCAAAATAAGCCATTTCTCTCATTTCTATTCGTAATGCCGTGGATTTTGCTGCCATTCTTGTTAATCCTTCAATACCATTTTGAAATCCAAACTTATTTAAATTCTCTAAATTTTGAGCTATTTGGGCATAAACCGCTGAAGTGTTCGCTCCAATTCTTCTTGCTTGATTAGCAGCAATATTTAACTTATCACCTAATACACTCGCGGATATACCAATTTTTTCGAAGTCACCTACCGCTTTACCCATTTCTGTGGGTAATTTTTCAAATACTTTCCCGGCGGCAAATAATTGTGCGGTTGTTTCTCCGAGTAGGATTGTATTTGTTCCTAATCCATCAGCAACACCCTCTTGTAAGTCGGTTACATCCTTTAACGTACCTCCAAGGCGAACTACCTCTGGTGCTGCAACCGTTATTTCTCTACGAAGACCAAAAATTTCTTTTTGTGTAGAACCGAACGATTTAGCTAAATCAGCTTGAGCTTTTAATAATGCCTCGGATATCGTATTAAAACTATAAACCCCAGTTAAAAATTCCTGTGACAGTTTATTTTGCAAATTTTTAATAGCAGTTGGGGTGAATCCAGTGGCCATATTTTTTTTTCAATTAATCAATAAATATCTAACTTATTTTTTTTTCAATAATTCCAATAATCTAGTTCTCCAAAATATGGGCATTATCAAGTAATCGGTGTAAGTAATCTTGAGAGTTTGATTTAAAACAAAAAACTCTTCCACTTGGTAAGCTCGGTTCTCAGAAGAAAACGCGAAAAAATTCCGCCCCAAAGGTGATTTCTACATCTACCTTACTTCCTGACGGGGCTAATACTGTTCTTTTTAATTCAATTTTAGGTTCGTTATCATCCATAAAACGTCGAATGAATTTTGAGTCTAAAATCGGCATTGTTTCGATAAACTTATTAATTGTTTGTGGTGTATTATCACCATTCACAGATACTATTTGTTTTTGTAGTCTCCAAGTTATTCTTGGAGCTATTCTGTTTTGTGGATAATTTTCGGTTTGTTTTGTTATTTCGTTGATTTCACCATATGTTAATGGTTTCAAAGTAACTTGAGTTTGACTCTTTGGTAATGTTACTGTCCATGTACCGTTATCGTCAGATAAAACACTAGGTACTCTTAGATCTAATTCTTCTAGACTTAATGTTGCTTGAAAAACTTTATTAGTTTGTGGGTCTACTGTGTTTATAATATACTCTGGGCCAAAAGATGTGTTCCGTAAAAATATCAATATCGCCTCCAAATCCCCATTTAATAAATCGTCTGGTTTTATGTCGGGTTCATAAAGTTTATTTCGTACCAAAGTTATAATGGTTTCGTTTGGATTTGATCCCATTAAAAGATTTTCGTCACTTGCTGTTAAATATCCGACTTTAACAGATTTTTTTTTACTCTTATAAAATTTACCACCACTGGGTAATTTTACTACATCATGAGGTAGTGTAAAATCAGCTTGTCCGTATTTTAAAAGATTTTCATCCATAATCAATTATATTTAGATAATAAATAACTATATTATAATATTTGTCAAGATTTATAATAAAAAAAAAATTCCATACGTGAATATGGAATTTTCTTTTCAAGTGGAAAATTATTCTAGAAAACCAATATACAACGATCTGGTTGAAGATTTAATGTTGCTTTTGCTAACGTATCATTCCCATAGTTAAGCTGATCCCATTCGGCAGATACAATTTGACATCCTTCCAAAATCCATTTTTCAACAACTACCCCTGTTGGATCTAACATTTCTAAATCAATATTCTTTTTATACCCAGCGGCATATCCCATACGACCAGTAACTGATTCCGCATGAAGACGAACCCACTCCATAAGGGCTTGTGTGGCTGAAGGCCCGATAGGATCTCTAAATACCACGCTTATGGCATTCCACTTAAATCTTCCAGCAACGTATGTTTCTGTATTCAAAAATGGAATTGCAACAGATGTAATGTCAATTTTAGGTCTTCCTGCGGTTTCTACATACCATTCATTTATTCCTAATGTTGAATCAAATCTAACAATAAATCTATTTGTTCTTTTCGGCTCGTACGGAACGGGCATTTTCATGAGTAAATCAGCCATAACTTTTTTGTTTTTTGTCTATAAATATTAGTATTTTAATTTTTTTCTATTTACTTTTATTTTTAATGTGATATTGTGTATATGAATTTGGTTTAGTTCTTGAAAAAAGATTATATGTTCTGAAAGAAGTTCTTATAAATTTCTTATTTAAAAATTTTTCTATTTACTTTTATTTTTAATGTGATATTGTGTATATGAATTTGGTTTATTTCAAAAATAGATTATATGTTCTTAAAGAAGTTCTTAATAAAATCTTATTTAATTTTTTAGAATTTGGTTTTAGTTCCTGATGAAGTATTATATGTTCTTAATAAAGGTTCTTTAATAAATTCTTGTTTAATTTTTTCTAAGTTCTTTATATCATCATCGGAAAACCCAATTGTTGGTGAAAATCTATTACTTATTTTATCTTTCATATAAAGTTTCTTATTTAACTTTTTTGCATGTTGTTTGACATAGTTAATGAATTCTCTAAGAGCTTTGACTTTGAGTTCTTCTGGACTTGAAGCACTTCCTTCATCTCCAAAGGAAACTGGATAATATTTGTTTAAATCCAGATAGTAATTTATAAGATCTTTTGTATTTGTTGGACCTTCCTTGGTAATCTTTCTATACTTCTTTAGGTTTTTCACAAGCAACTCTCTGTTGATACCCATATGATTTTGTATGATCATATTGTAGATAGCTTCTCTAATCGTTCTTGGGTTGTGTCCTCGTGCTGTGATGATAGAAAAAATAGATCCATTATTAATAGCTTCAATGAAGTCTGACCAAGCTGGTCCTGGTTTAGCATTCATCGTATCAAACAAAAACTTTTTATCACCTAAAGTCCTAAAAAATCTAAAGGGATCTTCGGCATATCCAACAATTTTATGACCTTCATATTGAAAGTTTTCACTTCCAATTTTAGATCGGAATTTCGCAAAGTCCTCTGTTGACATACCAACTTCATTACCCCCATCATCCACCAACATTATCTTTGTTGGCATTTGAAGAATATTATCATCCCAGTCAAAGGCATAATACTTCAAATCGGGGGTTCCGAATTGATCGAAACCCTCCGAAATGATAGTACGTTTTTTTTTAACTGTTGACATTTAGAATTAGATATTTTCAAAAGACGCTCCAGTTGGTGTGATTAAGAACTCAATGTCAATAAATTCTAGGCTACGTGTGGGTTTTAAATAAATCTTCCCACTTAGAGTATTACGGTCCAAATCCTCAACAGAATTACTTACAGTCACTCTAAAGTCATAAAGACCTCTATCTCTTCTGATGGCATCCAAAATAGGATTGACACTGTCTAAGAAGTCCTGACGTACCTTGGCATCGTTTTGTTCGAACAACAACCTAACGGCAACTGCGGAGATAAGTTTTCTAGCTTGTAATAACAACCTTCTAACATTAATTCTATTCAATGCCGTATCAGCAATCTGGAGTGTTTTGTTACCCCAAATTACAGTACCAACATCAGAGAACGTAGCGATTGGGTTAATACGACCTTGGTACAATGTATCTCTTTCTTCTTGTGTTAATTTTTTTCTTGCTTTAACTGCATTAACCAAACCACGAGTATATCCCGCGGTCGCAAACCAAGGAAAGGACACATTATCAGTCAAAGCCAAATTACGACAAACCTCATTAGTTGGTGGTAAATAAATTTGTGTGTTTGTGGCGGTATCCCTTACCAAAATCCATGGATAATATGTTGCCGTATAATTTGAATCAATGTTTGAGTTAACCAAATTGTCCACAACTTCGGTTGGATAAATAAAATTATCAGTATTTGTTGGTAGATACACATTACAGTCAGGTGTTGTTACAATGTAAATGGAGTCCGCTCTTTGATATGTAATCATAGAAATCGCATCATCCACTAAGTTAGCATTATTAATGTAATCAATACCTGGAGTTGCAAAAACGTTAATATTGGTTGCTTCAGGATTTGCGAATGTTTGAATACCCATCAGGTATGCATAATAATCAGTATTTGCATATTCTGTGGTATTACCAAACGATATTGGTTTAAAAGCACCCCAACCTGTTGCGTATGGATATTTAATTGATGAACAAGCACCTCTTTGATATCCCATGCCACCCACAATAAAGCCATCTCCGTTTGTTCTATACTCTCTATAGATATCCCATCCATCAAACCCTTTTTGAACCAAGAATGTAAACTTACGAGCTTGAATCGAAAAGTATGGATTATCCGCACTTTGAGGATCATTTCTAAATGAAGCATCTCCACACTCAAAAGCTGGTGTTCCAGATGTGGGGCCAGTTGTAATCAATACAACAGTTGCGCCAGAATCCATGTGAAAACCAGGTGTTATGTAATTCCACGGAGCAAACTCTTCAGAAATACAGGTTTGTGATGCTGATGATGGTGGTTTTTGACCTTTGTATTGAAAAAAGTCAGGATCATACCCTATTTGAGACGAGATACCCAAGAAAGTCGAACGAACTTTATCACCACTACTTTCGATAGCATTGGACAATCCTCGACCAGCAACTGGGCCAGAGGTGATACCAAATGGGGGATTATAAATAACTTCACCCGGATAATTGTAAGCAACCTTAAAAATCGGAAAAGGAGGTTGAGAAGTTAGAAGTGAAGAATAGGTTCTCATTACGTAACCCTCAAATCCACAAGGTAGTGAATCAACAGGTGCATCTAAATTTAATTCCAACATAATATATTTGGAGGTGAGTGCATATTCTCCATCAGCAGTACCAATTCTTACGCCAACATAACTATTTGATGTAATATCCATAGAACAATTTGTGAATTTTTCTAGATAAACGGGATTAGCGTCCGTATCAAAAAAATCACGAACACCAACATCAAAAGTATTATTTGTGAAAGAAATATTTTGAATGGAAATTTTAATTTGACTATTTGAGGAATCTCCGTCTGAAATTGTAATGACCTTAAATAATCTTTCTACTTGACTACCACGTAATTGAGAAACAACCCAAGGGGACTCAGCGGTTTTGTATCTTGATAAATAATTAGCGATTGAATTTGTTGTAGAACCATACCTTAAACCAGGAGTTGCTACCAATTCAGATCTAAGTCCACGAATAAGACCCTTATTGTATCCATATGTCATTAATGTTGGATAAATTTCTTCAATGAACAAAGGCACTTCGGTTCGAGGTTTGGAAAAATTAGTTCTTCCTAAAACTGAAGGTAAATAATTTTGATCTGTATTTGAGAACGAACCAACAAAGGAGAAATTTTTTGGGTTCGATGTTCCATCAGTTGTACCTGTAATTGCAAACCGTACGAAAGGGTTTTGAGTGACCGAGGAATACGAACCTGTAAAATCTAAACCAACACTAGTTAATCCTGTAACCTGATAAGCAGGCCCATCACCACCAGAACCATAATTTGAAATACCTCTGGATCTCAAAGTAGCAACAAC